TATGGCGCTCCCAGACACGATCGATATTTTATCAGAAGAGGAGTGGACCGACGCCGCCACCACCATTGGCGCCCCCGATCTGATGACCCCGGCTGTCGTTCTGAAACCACTGCTCGATGATGATTGCGAGGGAACTTACGAGTCCCTGGTTGACCCTATCTTGGCTGATCTTGCTAACGATTATCTCAATAACCAACCCAATATCGATTGGAACCCGGGTCTCATGGCCGGCGGAACTGGAAAAATTTTCGAGGGTCATCTCGGCAACCTGGTTGCAGATTTCGCAGCAGGAGGATCTTTAGTAGGTGATCAAATTGTAAAATTAGCACAAAATGAAAATGCCATGAAACATTTAACTCATAATTTTCATCAGTTCTTCTATAAAAATTTAGCTCAAAAATTGGTTGATGAACTTAAGGTAACACCAGAATTTAGATTAATGTATGATCATTTATTTCCAATGAAGAAATACATGTCATTGTCTTTCGCACTTACAGGCGATAGCTTATCAAGATTTATACCAGATCCAACAGATATCTTGGATATAACAAAAAATACTTTGTATGAAGTCATGGCCCAGCTAGAAAGTTCTTTAGATTTTACATATTTGCCTGATCCACTTGCTAGTTTTCTAACTGATCAGATAAACATGGATGTTACTAGTACTCAGGGACTGATGCCCACTTCATCGAAAATGATAATATGGATTATAATTCGTACTACTTTATTGATCCTCAAGGGGCTAGTTGAGCTTATCGACCCAGCTATTAAAATAGCTAAAGCTATTGTTGATGCTAGTAACGCTATACAGCAAGCCGTCATCGCAGGCCTGGAAACGGCACTTAATACTGCAAAAATGGCCATCACGGCGGCCAGAGATATCGCTCTTTCCACGGTCAAGATGGTTGAAATAAATCTTTCTATACTGGTCGTCACGCTGGATCTTCTTGTTAATACGACGTTGTCGCCTATAGAAGTTGTTCCAGATCCTGATAATCCAGATGAACAGCGCTCTTTAAGCACTTATATCACCGTCGATGCATCAGCAACCGGCCCAGATGGGGAGGTCCTGATTGAGGACTGGGTAATTACAATAGAGCCTTTGGACGATGCATCATATCAATCTCTGAATCCCCAAGAGCAAGGAATTTGGGATGATGCATCAAGTGAGACTCAAAAAGCCATAGTGCTTCAACAAGATTATATTAAAGCCAAAGCAAAGCTTGGTGAATTAGACAACACTTTGGATACGGAGATTGCAGATATGCAAAAAGCGCTAAACGACGCCAAGAGAATAATGAAAGAAATATATACATCTCCTTATTTATTGCCTGGTGTGTGGGCCGCTCTGCTCCCGTCCATGATACCTCTCGGCGGCGGTATAGGTGTTCCGCCGTGGGTGATGGGACCCCCGAGTACGTATCTTGGCATGATATATCTTTCATTAATGTTCTTAGACGGGTGGGAAGAAGAGCAACATAGACAGTCACAATTAACGTCAGTCGGCGAAGACGAAGAAGATCTTAATTGTGAAGATTATCTTTAAACCTATTACTGGCATGATTTTATTCGCTTAACTATTTATAAATGCATCTAAAATAATGCTTAATATATATTGAGAGGATAAAAATGAGCACCATAGGACCACAGCTACCTTTGATGGGGGACAATATATTTGGGGCCTATTCTTCCATAACTCAATATAGAGATGAAATACAGCAAAATTTAAAAAATCTTCTTTTAACCTCTCCGGGCGAGAGAATGATGAACCCTGATTTTGGCGTTGGATTAAGACACTTTTTGTTTGAGCCTAGACAACACAACATTAATGCTATAAGACAAAGAGTCGAGAATCAGGTGAGAAAATATATGCCGTTTATAAGAAGCCTTAAGGTGCAATTCGACACTGGGGCCGAAGAAGAGTATTTAGATAATTCAAATATTTTATCGATCAGAATTATTTATGATATACCAGATTTAAACTTGTCCACTAGTTTATTATTGCAGAAAGAGGATATTAGTTAACCATGGCAAAAAAAGATAAAAAACTTATAAGGTATACAGACAGAGATTTTAATTCTATAAAAGAGAGTTTAATAAGATACACTAAAAGATATTATCCTGATACATTTCAAGATTTTTCTGAGGCTTCTTTTGGCTCTCTGATGTTAGATACCGTGGCTTATGTTGGCGATGTGCTTTCTTTTTATTTAGATTATCAAGTCAACGAATCTTTTTTAGATACGACTATTGAATATGATAATATTATTAGGCACGGAGAGCAGGTTGGCTATAAACAACCATTAAGGGCGAATTCTTTTGGTGTAGTTTCTTTGTATGTGTTAACGCCAGTTGCTAGTAACGGAACAGATCCAGATGTTGATTATTTACCAACTTTAGTAAAGGGTAGCACCTTTTCTTCTTCTGGCGGACAAATGTTTACTTTAATTGACGATGTCGATTTTTCAAATCCTGATAACGAAATTATAACAGCTACTTCAAATCCTGGGGATGGCTCTCCTACAGCATATGCAGTGAAAGCATATGGTAGAGTTATTTCTGGAGAACTAAACGAACAAATAATAAATGTAGGTAATTTTATGAGATTTTTGACAGTTTCACTGTCAGATCCTAATATTACAGAAATAGTGTCTGTTCTTGATTCCGAAGGGCATGAATATTTTGAAGTTGATTACCTCTCGCAAGACACTATTTTTAGATCAGTCACCAATAAAGACCCAGAAACTAGTAAATATTCACCTGAAAAAATTGTGTCGACTTCAGTACCAAGACGCTTTGTCACTTTTAACAGATTTGGTCAAATTTTTATAAAGTTTGGCTATGGTTCAGAGTCATCTTTAAAAACTGATAACGTAACTCACCCTTCCAATGTCGCATTAAAAATGCATGGAAAAGAGTATGAAAATGAAGTTGGTTTTGATCCCTCGAAACTTTTAGAAACAGATAAATTTGGTATTGCGCCAGCGAATACATCGTTAACCGTGACTTACAGAACAAATACGGTTGATAATGTTAATGTTGCCTCTAAGGGCCTTAACGGAGTCACCGAGGCCTTGCTCGTTTTTGGACCTAACGCAACGAATTCTGAAAAAATTAATTTAGTTAGAGAAAGCTTAGAAGTAACAAACGAAAAGCCCATTATTGGAGATGTTTCTTTACCGACAGCTGTTGAACTAAAGCAAAGAGTCAATGATTCTTTCGCTTCACAAAATCGAGCAGTTACAGCTGATGATTATGAGGCCTTGATTTATAGAATGCCGGCCAAATTCGGCCGAATTAAAAGAGCAAAAATTTTAAGAGATCATGATTCTTTTAAAAGAAATTTAAATTTATATATTTTATCAGAAGATGTTAAAGGCAACTTCATAGTTAGTAATCCACTTTTAAAAAATAATTTAAAAATATGGATTAATAACTATCGCATGATCAATGATACAATTGATATTTTAGATCCTAGAATTATTAATATTAAAATTAATTTTGTTGCAGTAGTCGACTATGCACAAAATAAATTTGAAGCTCTCGATGCTGCGATTGATGGAATAAGCGAGATGTTTGAGGAAAAATTAGATATTGGTCAATCAATTCAAATTACAAAAATCTATAGTGTATTAAATAATTTAGATGAAATTGTTGATGTTACAAATGTAAAAATAGAGTACCAAACTGGAAATAAATATTCTGATGAAACTCTCAATATAGAAGATTACATTTCTGCTGATGGAAGAATTCTTTATGCTCCTGAAAATGTTGTTTATGAACTAAAATATCCAAATCTTGATATTAAAGGAACTATTAAGTAATGGGAATTAAAAATTATAAAGCGACAAAAGATAATACCATAACCAACGGATATAAACTAGTTTCACAGATCAGAGCGACCGGCTCAAATATGGGAGCGGCCGATATTCTGGAGGTGCATTCTATATACGGTCAACAAACTACCTCATCGGCTGAGCTTTCACGTGTGTTGATTCAATTTCCGACTACTGCAATTTCTTCTGATAGAACTGCCGGCACAATTCCAGCTTCTGGAAGTGTTAAATTCTTTTTAAGAATGTTCAACGCACGTCATTCAGAACAGCTTCCAAGGGATTTTACTGTAAATGTATTAGCGGTATCTCAATCCTGGCAAGAAGGCTATGGTTTAGACATGGACGGATATTCTGATGAAACCGATGACCGAATAGAGGGCTCTAACTGGATGAACAGAAATTCAAGCCCAGCAGCTACGTGGGCACGCATCGGCGGTGATTATCACTCTTCTTCTTACACTCCTGCTGTTACAATGCCAAATTATACTTTTACTTTTAGCGCCGGCGATGAAGATCTTTTAGTTGATGTGACTGCTGCAGTAGAAGAGTGGGTTTCAGGAACACAAACAAATAACGGTTTTGGTGTTTTTCTTACTTCAAGCCAGGAAGCATATACTACTGCATCAGATAACGCCGTATTATTAAATTCTGCTGGACAACAAAAAAGCTTTTACACAAAGCGATTCTTTTCTAGAACAAGTGAGTTTTTCTTTAAGAGGCCGTCCTTGGAAGCCAGGTGGGATTCTAGGACTATGGATGATCGGGGTAATTTTTATTACAGCAGCTCTCTTGCTCCTGCTGCAGATAATTTAAATACTATATATCTCTACAACTATGTAAGAGGACAGCTTACAAACATTCCTGGCGTCGGTACAGGTAACATATATGTGAATATACACTCTGGATCTGCAGATAATACAGCCCCATCTGGATCTGCGCTACAACTTGTAAAAGACGGGGTACATGTTACAGGCTCAGGAAAACTTGTCGCGATAGGCGGCTATGTATCAGCTGGCATTTATAGTGCTAGTTTCGCTATAACGGCATCTTCTTCTCCACTAACAAAATTATTTGATGTATGGTATAGTGGATCCATTCAATATTCTACGGGCTCAATCACACCAAAAACTCTAAATTCGCCTGGGTGGAATCAATATCCACAGTTTACAACAAAAATTACTAATTTGAAACCTCTGTATAGCGAGGATGAAACAGCTAGATTCAGAGTTTTTGTTCGAGAAAGAAATGTTACCCCAACAATTTATTCTGTCGCGAGTTCTGAGGCTCAAGGGACTATTATTCCTAGCGCGTCTTTTGAAATTTTTCGAACTGTTGATAATGAAACGGTTATAAATAATTCAACTGGAAGTGCCACCAAGCACACGTTTTTATCATATGACAATTCTGGTAGTTATTTTGATTTAAATATGTCTTTGTTAGAGCCTGGTTACATGTATGGAATAAGATTGATGCTTTATTCTTCTAATGGTTGGAGAGAGCAGGAAGAAACATTTAATTTTAGAGTCGAAAACAGTTAATATGGTTGGGCTATTCTTATGAGCATAAAAGATTTATTTGACAAAGGATATTCGTTAAAATTTCTTAAGAATAAAAGCCAAGATGATCTTAATGAAGATCTTGAGTCTTCGAGATATCTTACAGCTTATTCTAAAAAAGCACAAAGATTTTTACCTGATACAGATTTCTCCACGGCTTCTAATTTTGCTCGATTTGGACTAGCTGAAGAATACTATGATACTGCGATTAAGCGTATTTATCAAACTTATCCTTATGACGGATCGCAAGCAGAAAAAACAGAATGGGAAAATGAAAGCACGTATCTAGACCTTTTTATATTTGAAAATGAATATCCTAGAACGAATGGGTATATTTCCCTCACTGCGACTTCTTCTTTCGCAGGATCGAAAGACAGTACCTATAATATTTATAGTTCTGACACACCTCAATATATTTTTATAAAAGGAGGCCCCCATTCTGATTCCGGTGGAGATTATAAAAGCGATTTTTCTGCAGGGCCCTCCAAGATAGGAGTATCA